GTCGTACGTAATTATCTGTAAAATCAATTGCACCACCAACTGAATATGGACCACCTGCTTCCCAAGTCCAATCAATATTAGGTTCGTTTAGCCCCAATGTTGGTTTCCAAACACCATCAACTTTAGTATAAACCTGACTACAGTTTTTCCATGTGCCAGCATTTTTTACATAAACATTACTAACTCTTTTCCAACCAGTTGTAGTTTTTGTCCAAACTCCCTTTGAATCAACCTCTGCATCAAATATTATTTTTGCAAATCCATTTTCTCCAGCTGTTCCAGGAGTTCCGCCAGTTTTAATATCTGATGTATGTACGTTTTGATTTTGTGTAGTTGTTATTACATTTGAGTCAAGACCAGTAACTATAGCAGCGATACTTCCAGGACCATGAAAATTTTCTGCATGTATCTCAACAGTATGCAGTCCCTTGCCAACATAACCAACTACTTCTCTTGGTGCGCTTCTAAAGTTTTCCTCTTCTCCACGCAAATCAATAACTATGTTTCCGTCTAGTACCATGTATCCAATATTATCTGAACCAAATTGAAACAGATAATTGCCTGATGTTGGGAAATCTATAACTTTACCGAAATGAAAGTTGGGATAATCTGGATAGTAGTTCCAGATACCATTATCACTTTGCCAACCAGAATAGTTGTTATTAGCATAAGGAAATCCTCCAGCAACTTCACCTAAAATGCCTCTGGTGCTGAATATTACACCAGGAGCAGGTATTTCTGTTGATGACTGTACTTGTATTACGTTAACATAATTTGTAGTTGTAGTAGTGAATGTTCCTGAAGATCCACCTTTAGCGCCAGACCCTAATATTTTATCACCAGTGCTTCTACCAGAACCACCAGCGTAACCTCCTTGGTCTCTTCCTTGATAAGCAAAGTTTCCTCCAGAGCCACCTTGTGCTCCTCCTCCGCCACCTCCGCCACCGCCACCATCATAAGGATGATTGCCGCCATTTTGACCATTACCAATACAACCACTAGCATATGCTCTAGTAAGTGCGTCTGGGTCAGGATTAACTCTGTCTAAACTCCACCCATAAGCTGCTGCACCACCATCAACATTAATCGTTCCTACAGCTTGATTAGGTCTTGCGTTATCAAAGATTCTAATTCTATAGTATAAATATTCTGTGTCGTTGTTATATCTATTAACAACAATACTACCTTCTGTAAACCCAGAGTCACGACCACCCATATTTTGTGCATTAAAAGTACTTCCTGCTGCAATCCATGGTAACGCAGTCCAAGTACCTGTGGTTTCAAAGCCACTGTCTAAAAAGATTGTTAATGCTATACCGTTGGTTCTGTCATTTCCAAAACCATTTTGACCAACACTATGATTACCAGCGGTAATATATTTTGATACTGTTATTCCATTATAACCATCAGCTGTACTAGCACCAGTTAATACTCCAGGAGTATAGGTAAAAGTGCCTGACTGGATTATCACAGTGCCATCTAATGTAATATTTCCACCATCATCAAATGCTGCTTTAAATGTATACCAACCAGTTTGCGGAAAATTTACAGTATATGTTCTTATACATTGTGATGCATTAACATTTGATTCCCAGACACCATAGTCGCCCAGATGTGTACCCTCTGCGTATGGATACCATATCGTGCCCTGTGGAACGAACCCACTAGCAGGTTCAGTGAATGTAGCAGTTCCTGGACCACGAGAGTATGTTGCAGCTTGCCCAGAAGGAGGATTCCTACTAGTGTAAATAAAACGTGGCTTAATAGTAACATCAGCATCGTTAGAACCTTCTAAAACAAAGTGTCCCCAAGAATTTTGATGCATACCAATTCGTAATTGATCAACAGCTCTGGAAGACCCCAAATAGATTCCATAAATCATTGGGTATACAGAAGCTCCAGCATGACCACCATGCGAACCATAACTGCCAAGACCTCCACCACCGATTGGGTCATTCCAATTAATACTCATGGCAGGAGCACCATAAGTGCTAATTTTCCCGCTACCTCTTGATTGAAAATCGCCACTAAAACTATGTGGCATGGAGACATTGTTTACTGTATAAAATAATCCTAGTGCAGATTGGTTTAAAATTGGAGCCCATGCGCCGATTGGATGACCCCATGGGTTATCATCATCAATCTGACCAGCGATATGACCCATTTGACCAACGCTTTCATTACCACCTCCGCCACCTCCGCCACCTCCACCAGCGCAAGCCATTGTTTCCCAAACACCATATCTTTGTCTGAAGACAGGTGTTCCACCACCACCTCCACCACCAGATCCAGACGTACTCCCAGCTTTGCCTCCAGAACCACCTCTATAACAGTCATGAGATGTTCCGCCAGCACCACCTTGTGCGTTTGGTGGTTGTAATGAACCTCCACCGCCACCTCCACCGCCAGCAGCAACTGCTATTTTATCGCCAGCTTGTACAGTGAATGATCCTTCTACATAACTACCAGAATATCCTAAACCACCGCTACTAGCATCTGTTCCGCCACCACCACCTCCGCCACCAGATAGATAATAATACACAGTTCCTGACAATACATTATTGGGAACTGTGTAATAATATACTGCACCTGGAGCAAAAGTTCGAGTGTTAGATTGACTAGACATAATTAAGCAATATATTGAAACCAGATGTCACCATTGACTCCTTCAGTTGTTGGAGTAACAGTTGATACGTACTTACGAGAACCACCCCACATAGGAACATTTCCATAAGTAGCTGTCCAACTTTGAACGAATGCAGTATTTGAAATTTGTAAAGTATTATTATTCTCTGAAGGAGCTGGAACAGTAGGTGTTCCAGTGAATACTTGTGAATTTATTCTAGCATACTGAGATAAATCTTCACTAGAGAATCTAGCATCAATCGCAGCTTTGACGAAAGCAGTAGTTGATATCTTTGTTGTATTATCTCCAGTTCCTGGAGTTGGTGACACTGGTGTTCCAATAAACACTGGACTATTTAACTTAGCATACTGTGTTAAATCTTCAAGTGAGAATCTAGCATCAATCGCAGTTTTAACAAACGCAGTTGTTGATATCTTGGTTGAGTTGTCTCCAGTTCCTGGAGTTGGTGACACTGGTGTTCCTGTTAATTCTGGTGAATTTAGTGGAGCTTTTAGAGTAAGTGCAGAATTAATTGTAGCAACTGCAGAACCGATACCATTTGTAACAAATAAAGTATTTGCAATCTGAGTTGTATTAGTTCCAGCTGTAGCTGTTGGAACAGTTGGTGTTCCTGTTAATGCAGGTGACGCAATTGGAGCTTTTAAATCGACAAGATTATAAATTTCAGCAGCAACATTACGAACATAAGTACTGTTGGCAATCTGAGTAGAAGCGCCAGTGGCTTCTCTCGTGCCAGTTGCTTGAGTCGTTGTAAGTGGAACACCAGTTAATGTTGGTGATGCCAGTGGTGCTTTTAGATCTATGTTAGCCTGAAGTTCATTACGATTTGCCCACACATGCCCTGTAGTTGCAATTGATGTGTCAGCATCAGATGTTGATGGTGTAGGTGCAGTTGGGTTTCCAGTAAGTGCTGGTGAAGCCAGTGGCGCATAGTCAGAGGTAACATCTTTAACATATGCTAGAGTTGCAACCTGAGTTGTATTCTGCCCACCAAGTGTAGCATTCTTAGACGCAGTTGGAGCAAGTGGTGTTCCAGTAAACACTGGATCTAATTCTGGAGCAAGTGATAACCAATTTGTGTCGCTTGCAAAGTACATACGATTAGTGTCTTCGGCAAATGCTAGACCACCCTCATATGTAGCTGCAGATGGAAATGCCGCAACATTGTTCCAGTAGAAACGTAATCTAGACCCAACACCGATAGAATTGATTGCACCATCTATACGTGCAGGACCAGTAACTATTAATTCTGTATTGGCAGTAAGAGTACCAGTCGTTAGTCGTTCAGCGAAAGTAGCGATAGTACCAGTGGTCACACCAGCAATAGTTACTGCGCCACCAAAGGTAGAGTTGTTTGTAATCGTAGCAGTAGATGCTTCAAGACCACCAGCAGCAATTAATTCATTACTTGTTTGTATATCTCCATTAATATTAATTGCGCCACTGCCAGTAATGCTTCTACCATTTGTATCGAGGTTGCCACCCAATTGTGGGGCGACATCGTTTACTATATGGAGTGCTTCTGCTAAATTAGATAAGTTTGTTCCGTCCCCAAAAACATCATAGATTTCTGTGAACATGTTATTAATTTTTGTACCAGCTGTTCTAAGATTATCGCCAGTACCATCGTTCAGGTTTATACCTGTATCTATTAAACTTTTTGCCATTTGTTTCCCTTAGAGGTTGTCTGCCCAACCTTCGTTTATTGAATATGTTTCCTGCGTTGGAATTACAGTAGCTGGTATAACTTCAGCTGAGTACTCTGTTAGAGGGACTTCAGTATCAATATCTCCAATTGTAGTATTTACTACTCTGATATCTCTTTGAGATCCAATTGCTCCAAACAAATTAACTTTTAATGTAAAATTTAATGTATATGTTACAAATCTACGAGTTTGAAAATCTCCATCATAATCGTCTTGTATACTAACACTATTTAGTATAACTGGTATATCTTGGTTAATATTCAGTTCTGGTATCATCATCACTGATAGATTATAATCTGGTGTAAATGTTGGTAGAATTTGCTCGATGATTGTCAGTCCATCTTCCTGTGTTTTTGTCAAAGCATATAAACTAATATCTATATTATATGGCACTGGGGAAAACTGTTGCTGAATACGATCGCTCTTGTTAACTGCAATCTGATTCATACGACCAACTTTACGAGTTGAATCATAGGACATTCCTGTTATCTCAAAGGATAATCTTGGAAGAGATGTGTAAGTATTTTGCGATAAGTTTGGATCTGATTCTAAACGAACCAACCACTTTTCCTTTGGAGCATATGCCAGTGGAACCTGAAGTACTTGTTCAACTGCGCCATCAGTTTTGTTCTGTCTTTCAATTTTAATATTGCTGAACAGATTACCAAATGCCACAATAGTCTTGCGAATGGTTTGATGATAGAAAGTTTGACCAGCTAGCATTATACACTCTCACCGAATGGGTTAGTTGAGTCAAAGGTAATGGTATCTGCCTCAAGTTGGAATTTTCTATTGTCCCCATAGGAATCTTGTGCGTCCAAATCAAAGTCGAGCATAATATGTTCGCCTGTTTCCAAGGTAAGGTATTTATTATTTTCAGTAAGAAGTCTAGGAGCACTATCAGTAGAAAAGGACTTGAGTGTTTCAAACACGTCAATATCCTTGACTCCTGTGTCAATATGCTCAGAAGAGTACTGAAATAACTCAACTTCTAACGTAAATACGTATAGTTTTCCGAGTTGATAGAAAGGGTCCTGATGTTTAACAAACTTGATTTCAAAGAGACCTTTGGTCAGTGGAAAATAAAGTAGGTCGCCCTCGCATGGGCGGGAAGGAATAATAGTTTGACCGAAACGACCGATGAGTTGTTCCCAACGTCTACGAGCAACAGTGAGTGTTGCTGTCTGTTCCATCATTAATCCGAACTTCTGTATGAACGCACCTTGCCCTTCAAAGCCAGTTACGTTCTCAAGATACATCTCGATTGGATACGCACTTTTGTATTCGCTCAGCCTGTCTTCACCGAGGATCTCGTCTTTACCAACAAGTGTTCTTGGAATGTAATACATATCCTGTCCGTAGATGGACAGAGACTCAACGATCAGATCTTCTATTAAGAATTGTTCGTTTTTTGTTCCATGAGTAAAATATACATTGCGAGCCATATTAACCCATGAAGAATTCTAAAGGAGCAGCTTTGGTCATTAACTCTTGTTCTAATGATTCAACTTCTTCTTTGCCTTCATCATATAATTTATCGCCATCAATAGTAACTCCACCTGGAAGTTGAAGACCTTGGAACTTTTTAAGATTTGTTCCCCATTGCTTCTTGAAGAGAGCAGTAGTATAGTGCTTTAACCATGATTCATTATAGACTCTAGGAAAGGTCGCTGGGTCCATTGCACGATAGCATTCTACCAATATATACTCACCTGCTTTAATATCAGTTGACCAATTAATATCCAAATATAATCTGTTTTGTAATCTGTTAAACCGATAGAGAGTATGACCATTAAGTGTAAAGTCTAACAATGCTAAGTGATTCATTACTGTCTGATAGTAGATGATTGACGTAGATGTTAAATCATAGAGATCGTTTAGACGTAATTGATACTGAAGATCGAATATATTCTTTGATGAACCAGTTCCAGTTGTAACTGGATATACTTTTGTTACACCATAGATTAAATCAGTCAGAGGTATATATGTGTTTGAAATATCAGTAGATGTCATCTGATATTTTAGGTATATCTTCTCGATGCCGTCTGAGTGATATTGTCTCCAATATTCAATGGCTTCGTCAAGACGATCTTCTAGCTGGTCGTCATCTACGTTGATTTCGACCACAGGTGCGCCCAAAGCACGCAGACAGTATTCTTTTAATTCGTCTCTTGTTAAAGTTGCCATATTTATCCTAGTGCGATTGCCATTGCTACAGCTTTATTTAGGGCAACATTGTCTGCGAAAGCAGTAGTTGCCACCTGTGTTGACACATCACCAGCTGTAGCTGTAGGTGCAACTGGTGTTCCAGTTAATGTTGGGGAAGTAAGAGATTTGTTTGTAAGTGTATCAGTAGTGGCACGACCAACAAGTGTGTCAGTGGATGTTGGTAGAGTTAGCGTACCAGTGTTTACAATAGTACCAATGACTGGACTAGTTAATGTTGGAGAAGTAGAAAGTACATTTGAACCTGATCCAGTGCTTGACGTAACACCAGTACCACCACTTGCTATACCTATGACAGTATTAAATGTCCAAGTCCCGTAAGCACCGACTGTTGTTGTAGCACCAGCAACAGCCGATCCAATGTTAATAGTTGTTGTTGAACCAGATAGACCAGCAGTACCAATATTAACAGTTTTTGTAGTTGATGTTGCTGTAGCACCAGTTGCTAAGTTTAAAGTCTGTGCAGCAGTTGATAACCCAAGCGTAATTGCACCAGTTCCAGAAGCACCGCCAATATTAATTACACCAGTAGTTTGAGTGCTAGTTATTGTAGTAGCACCAGTTGTTATAGAACCGCCAAGTGTAATCGCACTTGAAGTAGTAGTAATGTTGTTTGCAACTATATTACCAGAAGCAGTTATACTACCAGCTAAAGTGATACCGCCATCTACTTGTACACTTTTATTTACATAAAGATTGCCATTCTTTATACGGGTATCGCCTACTAAAATTATCTTACCATTGCCATTAGTCAATTCTGGTGTAATTGATATACCAGTTGAGTTAGTTGCAAATTTAGTAACTAAGTCACTGGTTGTTCCAACCATGTATGCACTATTAGAAGTTTCATCTATGTATATGCCTGATGGTGAGAGTTCAGAATAACCAATATATAACTCGTCATAATACACTGCAGTTGCTATATCCCATGCTGTAGTTAATCTATACTCAATGATAGCGTCATCACCAGTTCCAACAATATAAATTCTAGTTCCATCACCATTAAATCTAATGCTAGAACCAGCATTTTCTATGGAAGATATTGATAATTGTTTTGAATATGTTGCGGTGCTTACATTATATGCAGTACTTAATGCATATTGATATATCGCATCACCCGTTGAACCAATCAAATACATGATCATTCCATCGGATTTAAATGTAATACCTGCTGGTACAGTTTCTGCCGCTGGCAATCCAGCATCACCGATAGCAAATCTAAGTGAAGATACTAAAGTTACAGTCGATGAAATATCCCAAGCAGTGGATAGTGTTAAATAGTATGCGCGATCTTCTGATGCTGCAATACTTAGACCAGCATTCACTACAGCGGTTTGACCGCAAGTTACTAACTTAGTCCCATCTGGACTAAAGAACATGCCAGTGGTTGCAGTGTCCCATGTATTTGTAATTGATACTAATGAGCCTGCAGTAGTAATATCCCAAGGAGTACTTAACGTGTACTGATTAATAGTGCTAGCTACTGATAGGAACATCTTTGTTCCGTCAGGTTTAAAGTAAATGTCTGTAGGATTACTTACACCAGAAAAAGTAGAGGTGATAGCCCAAGATGCTACTGTGTCACTTAAAATGTTGTTTGAAAACCCACTAATAACAT